ATTGGTTGTCAACCCATTGAAGTATGGAAGTTCAGAAGCTGACCCTGACCCTGTGGTGGCATTGCTCAAACTTCGCAATGAGGTCTATGCACTCAACAGCAACACCATTGAGGTGTTCGACAACGTGGGTGGCGACTTGTTTCCATTCGCACGTATTGATGGCGCACAAGTCCAAAAAGGCGTACTTGGAACGCATGCATGTTGCATCTTCCTTGATCGCATTGCATTCTTGGGCGGTGGTCGAAACGAAGCTCCATCAATTTACATTGGTGCAGCAGCGACCACCCAAAAACTTAGCACCCAAGAGATTGACAACCTGTTGTTGCAATATACAGAAGCTCAATTGGTGCGCGTCCAACTAGAAGCACGCAACGACAAGAACCATCTGCACCTTTATGTGCATCTGCCAGACCGCACCATTGTTTATGACGCATCAGCATCGGAGGCATTGGGCGAGGCGGTCTGGTTTACACTGGCCAGCACTGTGGTCGGCTTTGCGCAATATCGCGCACGCAACATGGTCTGGATTTACGACAAGTGGTTGGTTGGCGATCCTCAATCCAGCTCCATTGGCTACTTTGTGCAAAGCACTGGTGAGCATTGGGGCCAGCAAGTTCGCTGGGAATTTGGCACGCTGATCGTCTACAACGAAAGCAATGGCGCAATTTTCAATGAGATGGAGCTGGTCAGCTTAACAGGCAGCGTGGCCTTGGGAACAAACCCACAGATCAGCACCAGCTACAGCGTGGATGGCAAGTCATGGAGTCAAGATCGCAGTATCACAGTTGGCACAATTGGAAACACCGTCAAGCGCCTGGCATGGTTTCAGCAAGGCCACATGCGCAACTGGAGAATCCAGCGTTTCCGTGGTGACAGCGATGCTCACGTGTCGTTCATCCGTCTTGAAGCCCAGATCGAGGCATTGGCATTCTGATGGCAACCTCACCTGTTTCCCGCAGATTGAACTTGACGCGAGATCAGCTCGCAACGTTTCTGACTGACCAGCAACAGATCAGGCAGTTTGAATTGCTGTTTGCTACTGTTGATGAAATTCAGGTTATCACAGGAACTGACTTTGAGTACCAGGCAGACACCGCAGCGGCAAACGCCAACAATGCACTAGCCCAGATTAGTGCGCTGGCGCAGGATACAGCAGTAGATGACGCTGTACTGAATGCCAAGATTCAGCAGGCTTTGGATGCTATTCCACGATTGGCCCAAGCATTGGACTTGCTTGCACTAGCACCTGTGCGCAACAATATCGAACTGGCACACGATGTGAATGGCATCCTGCCTTATGCAAACCAAACCGCCTCAGTGCGATCTAATCAGGTGCTCACATGGCTTTCGATGTAATTACACCCGCAAAACTTGGCCAAGCGGCCATCACCACAGGCGTGACAACGCTGTACACCGTACCGGCCAGCACACGCACGCTTCTTAAAGAGTTAAGCATTGCCAACACTACGGCAGCGGCCATCAATGTGCGCGTGTTCTTGGTGCCATCGGCAGGATCAGCAGGAACTGGCAACGCATTCCTATACGATGTGCCAGTACCAGGCAACAACACTCTGCAATATAACGGCATCGAGGTGCTGAACGCAGGCGACACAATCCAAATTCAGGCAGCATCGGCAGGCCTCACAATCATCGCCAGCGGTGGCGAAGCCACATAAGGAGAATGAAATGACCGTATCAATCAAGGTTCTGATCCCACCAAAACAGGCCGAAAATGCCCAGACCACGCAGTACACAGCAGTGAACTGCAAGGCGCTGATCGACAAGTTCACGGCCACCAATACCACGGCAGGCAATGTGACGATCAGCGTTAATCTGGTGACCAGTGGTGGCGCAGCTGGCGCATCCAACTTGATTGTGGACACTCGCAGCATTGCACCTGATGAGACCTACACATTCCCAGAGTTGGTTGGTCAGGCACTGGAATCAGGCAGTTTTATCAGCACCATTGCCAGCGCAGCTACATCACTGACCATCCGCGCATCTGGCCGCGAAATCACTTAAGGAGAACAGCATGGACAAATTTATGATGATGCCAAAGGGATTCATGGGCCTACCAATGGATGAAGAATTCATCACCACGGCAGAAAACAAGAAGAACACCCAGATCGTTATTGACGACTGGATGCTTGGCCCAGAGAACCCAAGCAACGAGCCAACGGCCAACAAGACCTACTGGATCGCTGTGGGCAAAGCCATGCAAGTGGACGAAAAAGAGTCTCGTCGTCGTCGCTGCTCGAACTGCGAGTACTACGACAACAGCACCATGACGCAGGCTAAGATGGAGCGCATTCCCCGCAATGATTGGGATACTGATGCTGGTTTCCGTGGTTACTGCACAAAATTCGAGTTCATTTGCCACGACCTGCGTGTCTGCCAGGCATGGGAAGAACGTGAATTTGAAATGGAAGATTGACCAAATGCTGAAATGTGGGAAAATAGAGCCGCTGAGTCTATCGGGCCACCAGCAGCTCACCCTTAACAGGAGTTGCACATGATTGGTATCGATTGGCTCAAGGAGAACCTGCAAAGGGTTTTCATGTTGCCTGCGCCAGTCGTGGAATGGCTCGTCATGGTATACGATGCCATTCAGGTGTTTGACGATGTTGCCGATGGCGACACGGTTGATCGCAAAGACCTGAATGCGACCATCTGGAACACAATGGTGGGCATGCATCAAAACCAATTTTTTATTACAAACAGCCACCACCTTGTGCCATTGCTGGCAACAGCAATCATGAAGTGGCAAGCCTCCGACCAAGCAGAGCGTGCAGGTGAGGCCGATGCCAGATCATTCGTCTGGCGAGCAGGCTACTATGACCTGATTTTGATGGCCATATCGCTTACGCATGGCCCAGGCTTTGCCACAAAAAATGCTCATCTGGTCATGGATTTATATGGCGAGAAATTTGAAGACTACATGAAGGAGTTCGGCAATGCCTGATCCAGTCACAGCCTTAGTTGTTGGTGGAAGCCAACTCATTGGAAGTTCAATGCAAGCCAGCGCTGCTGGTGAAGCCGCAGGCATTCAAGCCGGTGCAGCCCAACAAGGCATTGAAGAACAGCGCAGGCAATTCGATGCTTTGCAAACATTACTCAAGCCTTATACCGAGGCAGGTCTGCCAGCACTTGAAGCACAGCAAGCATTCCTTGGTCTCAAAGGGCCAGAAGCAGAACGTGCGGCAATTGAGCGCATCACAGGTGGTGAGACATTCCAAGCGCTTGCCGGTCAAGGCGAGGAAGCATTGCTTCAGCGTGCATCGGCCACTGGTGGCCTGCGTGGTGGAAACATCCAAGGCGCACTGGCTCAGTTTAGACCAGCATTGCTTTCCAGCCTCATTGAACAGCAATATGGCCGCTTAGGTGGTATGACACAGTTGGGTCAGCGATCTGCTGCTGGTGTTGGCGCTGCTGGCATGGAGTCAGGTGTCAATGTGGCCAATCTACTATCACAGCAAGGCGCAGCCAGAGCCGGTGGTGAACTTGGCGAGGCCAAAGCCTATGGCCAACTATTCAATTTGCCAGCTCAGTTCCTTGGTATGCAAATGGGCGCAGGCGGTAAGGCTGGCATGGGATTTGGGTTCTAAAGGATAACAACATGGCAATCATCAACCCATTCCAAGCACCAATCAACTACGCAGTCGATGTGCAAAGCCCATTTGAGGCCGCACTTGGTGGATTCAAAATTGGCGCAGCTGGTGCAGAAGCACAGGCACAAGCACAAGCACGTGAGCAGGCAATGAAAGCGCAGACAGAACTGAAAACTTTGTTCAGTAACCCCAATGCAACAGCCTCAGACTATGCGCGTGTCACAGCTTTCTTGCCTAAAGATCAGGCAGAAAGCGTGAGAAAGTCGTTTGACATGATGTCAGCTTCTCAACAGCAAAACCGACTGCAACAGTCTGGACAAGTTTATGCGGCCATGAAATCTGGCCAAACTGACATTGCAAAAAACCTGCTTAAAGAACAGGCAGACGCATTCCGCAATTCTGGCCGTGAGCAAGAAGCCAAAGCAACCGAGACCTATGTTCAACTGATTGACATGAATCCTACTGGTGCGCAGACAACCATTGGACTGATGATGGCCACACTGCCTGGTGGAAAAGAACTGCTTGAGAATGTCGACAAGACATTATCAACAGGCAGAGAAGAAGCCAAAGCGCCAGCTGCACTGCTTGAGGCAAGAGCAAAGGCTGACAAAGCCGTAGCAGATGCCACCACAGCACAGGCCACAGCCACCAATGCAGCAGAAAAAGCAGCAGCAGATGCAGCCAAAGCAACGGCAGACGCACAAAAAGCGCAGGTCGATGCCAAATTTGCAGAACAAATCACACTTGCAGACCTTAAAAAGAAAGCTGCTGATCTTGGTTTAACAAATGCACAAACTGGTTCGGCATTGGCACAAACCAAAAAACTTGGTCTGGAAAGTCAAAAAGCCGCACTCGAACTGGAAGCACTCAAATCCACTGGTGGCCTTGACCCCACCAAAACATTTGAGCAGGAAGAAAAACTGCGCAAGGAATTCCAAGGTCGCACCAAGGTGTATGGCGAACTAGGCACCACATTCAACAACATCAAGTCTTCGGCAGAAGCAAAGAACGGCCCAGGCGACATTGCACTGATCACTGGATTCATGAAAATGCTCGATCCAGGATCAGTGGTGCGTGAGACAGAATTTGCAACAGCACGCGATACCGCAGGCCTGTACGAAAGACTCCTCAACACATCACAAAAACTGCAAAGCGGTCAGCTTTTTGCGCTTGATTCAAAACAGCGCCAAGAATATGTCAATCTGGCCAAGCAATATCTTGACTCAGCCCAGAAAAAAGCAGGCGAAGACAAGACTGCGCTTGGCGTGGTAGTCAAAAACTATCGACTCAACCCAGAAAACGTGTTTGGGCCTGAGACAGCGGCAGCGCCAACTGCACCAGCAGCAAACAGCGTCACAGTCGGTGGCCAGACTTACACTCGTCCTGCGAATTTCACTGATGCTCAGTGGAACGCATACAAGCAATCCGTGGGGGCAAGATGAGTCCAGAAGAATGGTTGGCATCACAGAGTAGTCAGGCTGCACCAGCAGCTCCTGCATCTGCACCTACGGCCACAGCACCAGCTGCGGCTCCAATGTCACCTGAGCAGTGGGCGGCATCACAACCCAAAATGGGCTTCTTTGAAGGCCTAGTCGAACAGGTCACTGGCCGCGCACGCGCAACACCTGAAACTCAGGCATTGCCTGAATGGACAAGCATGCCAGAGCTGAATCAAATGAGCGTGGCATCGTTCAAGACAGCATTGGGCACACTCCTGAGCAACCCCAAGGAAACGGTGCAGATTTTGCAAGCCAACTTCCCTGGTGTTCAGATTCGCCAAGATGCTAAGGGTAACTACCTGATGCGCTCGTCGGTTGATCAAAAAGAGTATGCCATCCCGCCAGGCTTCACGATGGGTGACATTCCCCGCGCAGCTGGTGGTATTGCAGCCTTCACACCAGCAGGCCGAGCCATGACCATCCCTGGTGCGATCGTGGCTGGTGGCGCAACTCAAGCGGCCATCGAAGCAAGCCAAGCGGCAACTGGTGGAAAGTTCGACACTGGCGAGGTGGTCACAGCAGCAGTCACAGGCCCAGCAGGGCAGATTTTGCAGCGTGTGGCACCTCCGGTCGTCCAAGCGGTCAAAAAAGGCGTACAGCGAGTCACAGGCAAAGCACCAGCACCTGCGATAGCACCAGGCGCACCTATGGGCACAGCAATGGCTCCAAAGGCACCTCCAGTCGCTACTGCACCTGAGATGCCACCAACTGCACCAGAAGCGCCTCCAGCAGCAATGCCAGAAGTGACACCAACAGCCCCAGAGATTCCAGTCGCACCAACTGCGCCAGTAGTGACAGAAGTGGCCGAGGAAGAAGTCGGAAAGCTGGTCAAGCAGGCAGCAGGAACAGGCTTTGGTTCAGCTGGCGCACGAGACCGGCTGGCCGATCTTGCACAAGTCAATGTAACAGCCAAAGAAGCCGCAGATCGTCTTGGCATCCAACTACCTGCTGATGTGTTCAGCGACAACCCACAAGTCCGAGCAGCCGCAGGCCTAACCAGATCAGCCGCAGGTAGCGAGGCCGAGGCTTTATGGCGCAACACCGTCACGCAAGCCGTGGACAAGGCCGACGATGTGATCAAACAATTTGATGCCACATTTGTTGAAGGCGCAGTCGCACCTGGCGTGGTATCGCAAAAGATTAAAGACTCACTGACTGCGACTCGTTCAGACCTCAATGCGCAGGCAAGCAAGGTCTACAACGCAGTCGATGAAGTGGTGCCAAAGACATCGGTGGTCGATCTGCCAAAGCTCAAACAAACCCTTGACATTGTCAAGGCCGAGGTTGGCGAAAAAGGAATGTCGGCAGCCGAGCGAAATCTGGCCAAAATGATCGAGGAAGGCAACATCACGTATGGTCGACTCAAGCGCGAGAAAACCCTTATTGGCAACGCCATCAACAAGATGGAGTCACCATACGGCAGCATGGCCGAGGCAGACCTCAAGCGCCTGTATGCGGCACTCGCTGACGACCAACTGACAAACGTGGGCAACATTGGTGGCGAGGAACTGCGCCAGCAACTGCGTGCGGCCAACCTGTTGTACGCAAAAGAGCGTGCATTGGGCAATCGCATCGTGAATGCGTTTGGCCAAGATATCGAGGGCAGCGTGGCCAACAAGATGCGCACAGCCATCACTGGTGCTGCCAAAGGTGATGCTGGCGAGTTCAATCGCCTGCTAAAAACCGTCCCAGAAGACCTGCGCAAAGAAACAATTGCTACCGCGCTGGCATCTGTCACGCGCTCGGCCAGAGGAGCTGAAAAAGGTGGCTTTGGATTTTCAGAGTTTGCCGACATTTATCCAAAACTGCGTGCAAACCCACCAGTTTACAAAACCATCGTTGACACACTTGGAAAAGACTCAGCTGACGTATTGCGCGACTTGTACGAGGTTTCTAAGCGCGTCACAGAAGCCAGAGCCAATGTCCTGACCACAGGCAAAGCAAACCAAGCATTGCTGCAAGGCATGCAGGCCGAAAGCCTAATTGGTAAGGTTATGGAGAGCACGCTGGCCAAGGGCGCATTGACTGGTGCAGCTGCTGTGGGTGGTCCTATCGCAGCCGCAGCCACATCTGTGCTCACCGGAGCCATGACACAAGGCAACAAGGATTCACTCAAAGCAGCAGGAAAACTGTTCGCTGATGAGAACTTTCAGAAACTTGCCATCGAAGCTGCGACCAAAGGAACACCAAGCGCAGCTAGTATTCGTCGCACAGCCATGTCACAATCCTTCCAGAAATTTGCAGATGCAGCAAAACTGCCAAAAGCATTGGACGCAAGAATTCAATGGTTGCAGACAGCAACCCAAGCCGAGCGACAATTCGACCAGGAGAACCAATAAATGTCCACGATTGAAGTTCAACCACCATACCCAGCATTTGCTGGCGCTGACGGTCAGCCGTTGGAGAATGGTTATATCTGGATTGGGACGGTTAATCTGTCTCCACAGACAAATCCGATTAGCGTCTATTGGGATGCAGCCAATACCATTGCAGCACCTCAACCTATTCGCACATTGAATGGCTACCCATCACGCAACGGTACACCTGCGCGCTTCTACGTTGCCAGCGACTACAGCATTCAAGTTCTGGATTCCAAAGGAAGCGTGGTATATACATCACTCAATGACAATTTGTCTGGTAATGGATTTGTAGCATCAAACGCGACTGGCAATGGTGTGCAGACGATATTTGCGGTCTCATCTGTGCCAAGTGCAATTTTCATCAATGGCGTGTACCAGAACCAAAACACTTACACAGTGTCTGGCGGTAATGTGACATTCAGCCAAGCACCCCCATTCAATTCGGTGATTGAATTCTTGATTTAAGGAGAACAGAATGTTAAAGACCGTCACAAATTCCATCAACGCAAGCCAGATTCAAACGCCAATCACTTTGCCTGGTAATGTCACTCTATCAACTGGCAACTTAGTCATCGGCACATCTGGCAAAGGAATCGACTTTTCTGCCGATCCGTCAGCTCCAGGCATGACCAGCGAGTTGTTTGATGACTACGAAGAAGGTACGTTTACGCCAACAATTGCGGGTCAAATCACCGCTGGAACTGGCACTTACACAACTCAAGTAGGCACATATACTAAGATTGGCCAAGTTGTTTATGTAAGTCTTAATTTAGCTTGGTCTGCTCACACTGGAGTAGGTGATATGCAAGTAAACGGATTGCCCTTTACTGTCAATTCATCAGTCCATTCACAAATGTCAAACGGCACTTATGATTTGTCCTTGACCGCCTTAAATATGCTTTTAACTAGAGCGCAAAAAAGTGGAACATTTATAAAATTGCTTCAATCACCAGTTGGCGGTGGTGCATGGAATGGCGTTCCAATGGACACAAGTGTTACTGTATTAGAAATCACAGGCTTTTACACAGTCTAAAGGACAAATCATGGCACTGACAAAAGCAACCTATTCCATGATTTCAGGGGCGTATGTAAACGCCTTGGATTATGGCGCTGATCCTACTGGTGTTGCTAATAGCCAACCAGCAATTCAAGCCGCATTGAATACTGGCGCAAATGTGTTTTTGCCCCGTGGTAATTACAAAATTACAACGACACTGCAATTCACATCAACAGATCAGGTGTTTTTTGGTGAGAACGGAAACGCACTTAACGCCACCACTTCAAACAACCCAACTGCTGCGGTCGGTATGTCGCAGATTTTTACGCAGTCGGCAATTTTGATGTTTAGTTGCAATGATAAGCAAGGCGTTTCAATCCGAGATATTGTTTTCAATGGTTGCGCCCTTGCAACTGGTGGTATTGATTGCACAGGTGCTGGAGCGCCTGGAGGCATTGCCTTTGGTATTGTGTTTAACAATGTTGGCATCAACTCCATTCTTGGAATTGCTCTTGACACAGCAGAGGCAGTTGATGCTCAGTTTTACAACATCAACATTCAAGGGTACGACTATTTATCTAACATAGTCACAACTCGAGGTATTAGTTGCGGTGCAACAAACAATAATTTTTATGGTTGCCGTGTTGAAGGTTGCACCAACGGCGCTTTTATTATTGGCACTATCAACCACTTTTTTGGCTGCACGTTTGCAAACCCAACCGGCACTAACATCAAAATTGGTGGAAACATTTCGCAGTTAAGTTTCAACGGGTGTTACCTTGAAAATGGCGTCACAATTTATTCAAATTCGTCATTTGCATATGGATGCGTTGATTTTGTAAATTGTTTTATTCAAAATGCAAACGTCAGCAATTTGATTGACCTAACAAATGCCGCATCCTCAAGTCAAGTCAATTTTATTGGTGGCAGATTCCATGAAACGTCTGGGTCGAGCAACATAACTGCACCAAGTGGCGTGTCTGTAAATTGCATCAATGTTGGTCAGACTACACCAACATTTTCTGGTGCTGGCTCATTTTTGTTGCAGACAAACGCAAACGTGTTTTCATCGGAACCAAGAACAGTGTTTCCAGGCTATGTTGCTGTTGATGGTTCTACGGCACAAATTCACGCTGGTGTTGGAACTCCACAAGGCGCTGTTACAGCACCTATTGGCTCTATATTCATGCGTGAAGATGGCGGCGCAGGAACATCTTTTTACGTCAAAGAATCCGGTACTGGAAATACTGGTTGGGTTGCAAAATAACCGTGCCAGTGCGGAACACTGGAATTTGATTTTGATTGGAGTATCAAAATGGCTCTCGAAAAAGTAAACGTAGTAGATCGTATTGAAGTTGTTGAAAACGGCTCAATTCAAGTTCGCACCAAAACCGCAATTCTCGAAGATGGCATTGAAATCAGCAGTAAATTTCATCGTCACGTTGTTGTGCCTGGCGCTGACGTAAGTGGTGAAGATGACAAAGTGAAAGTGATTGCAGCATCTATTCACACCTCTGACGTAATTGCAGCATACGAAGCAGCCATCGCTGCACAAGGAATCTGAAATGGCTGGTAATTCACAAATTGCATTTGCACCACTTGGCAAGACCATTGTGGTGGCAGCAGCTGCATCTGCACCTGTTGGCATCCAAGCTCCTGTCTATGCCAAGTTTGACCCACAAAATGCAGGTCAGTACCGATTTATCAACAATGGAACCACCACTGTGTTCTTGGGCACTGGCCCAAGCGCAGCAGAGGCTACGGCCAATGCAGTGGCTCCTGTGGCCGGTACGCCTTCAGCGGCCATCGTGCTGGTGCCTGGCGCTGTTGAGGTCTTGCGCTTCAACATCGACACCTACTTCAGCGGCCTGTCCAGTTCGGCAGCCACCGTTTACATCACGCCAGGCCAAGGCCTGTAATGTTGGGGACTGACGTTATGGCAGTAGAAAGCAACGAGATCGACCTTGTCAAATATGGCGTGCTCTGGCAAAAAGTGCAGGACATGGACAAAAAGATGGACAAGGTCGAGCGCCAGCTCGAAGAATTGGTGGCGCTGGCCAACAAAGGTCGTGGAGGCCTTTGGTTTGGCATGACCATTGTTTCTGGCGTATCTGCCGTGGTTGGTTACCTGCTTAATTATTGGAAGCATTGAAATATTTACTTGCGATGGTTTTAACACTATCGCAAGTTTCATCAGTTGAATATTGGTGCGTTCGTTGGGCATGGACGGGTGATGTTTTTAATCGCAAAGTAGTATGCCTTGAGTGGAAAAAGGTAGAGCGAAAATGATCGATCCCA